GATGCGCTTGGCCACAGCAAATAAGCCACCATTACGAAGTGCAGTATCGCCCCAGGCCGCTTTTTCAAGTCGGTTGGCCAGCGATTGCTCTTCTGTTACCGGCACCGCAAGATTTGCCGCATAAGCTTCAATCACAAATATTGTAAAAGCTGGCGGCCAGAAATTTTCAGGGACATTAATCTGAAAACGGGCAAAAAGTTCCGGATGATTTGTTTTAACCTGATCACCAATGATTTCATAATTTCTAATACGTGTTTTGGATATATCGGAATACAGCGCTTCAGGTGCATCAATCGCCTCGGCCGGCAATTGATATAAAAATTCAAAACCGAAGGGCTTCGGACCGGCGACCTGGGCAAGCTGTCTTTCGGCAGTGGCAAATTTCCAGGGATAAGCATTTAACATTGCCAGGCGGAAATTTGGATAAGTATTCGCACAAGTAATTGAATTGGGCGTACCGTCTTCAAAACTGTCAATCGCCACCTGCCCTATCCGGGAAAGTGCCTGAACACATATATCAAGATCTGTTTCTGCCATAATAAAATTTCAGTGGCCGCCCAGGAAATCATCGAGCAAAACCAGGGGCGGCCACTTCTCCGGAGAATTAGGTTAAAGCGCCGAATTTAACTTCAAGTGCTAGGGTGACAACACCCGCAGCAACATCAACTTTAAATTCACTAAATCCGTCACTGGCTGCAACATAAAGAGTATCACCAGTTTGCAGGGCATCAGCTATATCATTGAAATATCCAGCACCTAAGATGGTGGCGAAAGTATCAGTCGTGCGGTAACTGGCGCGTTTCGGCGCTTTACCCATACCTGTACCTGCACCATCAAAATCTACATTTGTAAAAGCCATTATCGGCCTCCTTTAAATTAAGTTATGTGTTGCGCATAAAGCGCAACACCGGAATGATTATATCAGATCTTATTCGAAAGTTTCGATTTCGACCAGACCAACCTCATCGATGACAACCGCACCGGCGTCGAAACGCTGCACAGTAAGCCATGAACCGAAAAGGTTTTCAAAGGTAACGTTAACCGGTGTGTCCATCACCATGCCAAAGCCGGTTGAACCGCGCATTCCGCCATGATAAAGGAAATTACGGCGGGTATTACCGGTTTTATCCAGACCACCCTCGGCACGGTTGCCGATCCATTTGAATTTAATACCAAGGAAAGTATCAACCTGACCATTAACCAGCGTTTTAACACTGTTAAAATCAATGCTTGTCACTTCGGTTTGTGCAAGCATACTTGCCTTGCCATCCGTATGGCCGGCAAAGAACCGATCCATAGCCGCGCCACCGTCCTGCGCCGTACCGACTTCATTGGCATCCATATCCTTAAGACCGGCAATCAGTTTCGGAACATTAAGCCCGGTACTGGCACCACCCTCGTTAACATCGACAACAATATTTGGCGTAGCAACTTCCCAGGCATCGATCGTAATCTGATCTGACCGGCGATTGATAGCATCACGAACAATCTCGGCAAGTTCTTTACGCTCATCAATATTTGTTTCAGCATCATCAAAAATATCGGTGAATTCAGCAGCTTCAAAACCAATGGCGGTCGCTGTAGCATTACTGTGTGTAATGTTCATCAATTTAACCATAGTTTGGGATTGGCGGACTTGCGCAACACCTGTGCCCATTTTAGGGAATTGGAAGGTTTTTACACCCTTGTTAACTTTCTTCTTTACGGTTTCCGCAAGATTGACACCGGCGGACGCATAAGCAATTTTAACCTGACTGTCAAAAAGCTTCGCTTGCGCATTTGTTAATTGTTTGGACATATTGTTCTCCTCTTATATCCAATGAATGAAAATATATATCATCACGAAAACAAGGGCCAATACGTCAAGGCGGCGGTGCCGGGGCCATCAGTACAAGGTTGTCTTACCTAACTATTAAAAAAATGCCAGGCTGATTGGATCAGGGGCCGACTTTATCAATAGTTGATGTAAGGGGGATATTAACCTAATACCCCCCATATATGTCAAGCAGAAAATTCCGGAAACTTTTATTTAGTCCGGATATTTTTCAGCAAAAAGTTTTTCGGTCTCTTTTGTGAACGCAGGATCTACACCGTAACGCGGATCTGCAACGCGGCCATCAAGCTCATCGCCGGTAATTTTATCATCCTGTGACTGGAAGTTTGTCGGTATCACATCAAAACCCATCATTTCCCGCATTTTGGTAAACACACGCACACCATCAGCAGTACCGGCCATGATCTTCGCTTCGGCCAGTTCTTTGTCATCTAAGATTTCTTTGCGGTTCATTCCGGTCAACCAATTATCAACAACTTCTGTAATTTTCCGGCCGCGTTTTTCGTCACCTTCACCAATAACCTTGAAATGAGCGGCTGCATCAATCGGCTTTTCGACCAGGCCCATTTCTTCAAACTTGCCAAGCAAGCCGCCAATAAGACCATCATATTGTTGTGGTGATAATCCATGCTCTTTGGCAAGATTTTTAATCTCATCAAATACCGCCTTATCTTCATCGCTATCCTCATCAAGCAGCCCGACGACATTTTCCGGTAAATTAAGTTTATAATCGGCAACGTCCTTCGGCGCTTCGCCTTTAGCACGAAGACCCTTATAGGCACCAAGCAGTTTTTCTATGGTTGCCTTGGCATCCTTGCCGAGAAGATGTTTCGGCACATCTTTAAATTCAGATGCAAGTTTCTTGTCATCACCATCTTTATTGTCGCTATCATCATCGCTATCATCAGCGCCTTTTTCTTCAAGCAATTTATCAATACCGGTTTTTTTGGCGGGTTTTTTGTCGCCATCATCCCCATCTTTATTGTCAGCGTCATCGCCATCTTTATTGTCGGCATCATCATCGCCGCTGACATCAAAATCCTTGATCTTATCCGGATCTATATCATCGGCTCCACCCCCGCCGCCGCCATCGTCATCACTGCCATCATCGGCAGACATTAAATGCGTGAGTGCGGAGAATTTGATGATTTCCTCAATATTAAAAATATTCTTGGTTTTTATAAGCATATTAATTACCTCTTATTTAAGTTAATCTTTTTGAAGCGATTTCAAGATGGATCTGGTGTAATCAGTCCACATTTGGCCTTTCCAGTTAAGATCGGCCGAAACTTCAATAAGTATCATACAGGCACCTATAAATTCATTTTTATAAATCCTGTTTTCACGGTCATCATGACCACATTTCAGATCAATACCGGACCAGCTGCGCTTTCCTTTCGGCACCGCTATTGACGGTGAAGATTTTGAAAAAACCTTGACAAGCTTCTTGACCTTATCCAACATTTTAAGCCAAATTTTGATATCCTCATCGTGGCCGGTGATACCATTTTTATAGCGGTTGATAGTTTCAATGGCCTTGACCATTTTAAGGCAGAGATCCCGGTGATTTTTAGGATCATTTGAGGCCGGCACAGTGACAACCGTTTGACGGCCTTTCACTGCCATTTTTTCCTGAAAACGTTTTTCGGCGCGCCGCTCGATTTCATCTTCTGTTTCTTTTGCCAGCCGCTTTTTTTCAACCTTGTCAGCGTCTTCCGCTTTTATCTCAGCCTCTAATTCTTCAACGATAGGCTCAAGCGCTTCGGTTGTGTTAATGTCAGGAAGTGGTGCATCTTCCTGCACCTTGACATCACGAGCCACAGCGGCATTCATAGTTTTGGCACTGGACTGATCACCGGCCATAGCGGATTTAAGTGGATTATTCGGATCGCGCATCTTTGACTGATCCAATTTCTGCGCAGCTTTAAGTTTTAGCTCCGCGGCTTTAAATTTTTGATCTTTTCCTGGTCTCGTACCCATAATATAATCTCCTTTTGATTAGGGTTAAAATTTACTTAAGGTTTACTGGCCTTTTTCTTTAGCGGCGGCCCACTTTCCGCAAGTGCTATTTGTGCTAATATTAATTTCATTAATGAGTTTTGCCCTTCTCTCATAAGACCGTACATCATTGCCTGATCTGTATTCTCTGCGGCCCAATGCCAGGACAATTTTCTTAAGCTCTCATCCATCAGTGCATCAAGTACTTTTTTACCGGCCGGAGTATTAAAAGCTTTTTGAAAATGCTGCGCGTTTTTATAATTTTTAAGCAAATTTTCATAGGTCGGCGATGGTTTATCAACGTTTTTTTTAGCGTCTGTGTTAAGACCCATTTTAATTAAATTCTCAACAATTTTATTCGGGTCCGGCTCGATGTTTTTTTCCGTCATGCTACTAGCGTTCCTTCTTGTGTTTCTGGTATTTGATTTTCATTTGACGCAGGAAGCATTCCACCCTCCGCCGCTCTTTGAGCCGCCAGTATTCGTTCAAATTCTGTCCGCTCGTCTTCATCACGAATAAATTTAGCAGGGACACCCATACGTTCGGCAATCCATGGCAATAATTCGTCAAGTTTGGTTGTCACCAGTAGCGCTTCCGGGCCGGCAATACCGGCAGCAATTTCCACATACTGGACAATTGTTTCAATATCCGCCAAGTCCTGAACCCTGGCCAGCGATGATAAAATCTGCACACTGAATTCAAGGTTATCAATTTCAACATCCTGCTTGATCACACCAACATCGGTTAAAATAGCAATAACCGCCTGGATTGTCGGAACCAGATATTCATCATATAGCCGGCCAAATGCTGCACCACTGTCCTGGGCTAGTTCTTTGGCCCGCGCCACGATTTCAGTCGCGGATCTCACCGGACCAAGATCAGGCGGCAATTGATCATCAAGCATAATTTTCTTTATCGACGTCCGCAGATCATCTATCAGCAATTGTGTAAGATCAAAATTACGGCCGGTCGGAAGCTCCTTGATAGACGGACCATTAAATCCACTGCCATTTGAGGAAACCGGTATAAGCGCGCCGGGCTCGATTGAAAGATTATCAGCATTCAAAACACCGTCATCGATCACAGTATAAGCACCGACAATCGCCAGAGCCGCGCTGGCTAATAATAATTCCTTGACTTTGTTAATCGTTTTAATATCTGGAATAGCCAGCTGTAAAGGACCACGGCCGCGATCATCACCTGGCTGTTTTGACCATCTCGGCGCAACAAATGGCCTATGCTTCAATTGTTGTTGAAAAATAACTTCATTTTGCAATTCAATTGTAACAATATAATCCCATTTGGCAGGATTTTCCTTATTTCTCACAAACGACATAATAACATTAGTCTTTTCTTCGCTTGCATCATTATTAACCTTTTTCTTAAGATCTTCGCTAAATTTCGCATTGGGCCAGAAATCTTTTAATTGACTGATCAAAAGCTTACGTTTCCAATGAAGTCCTATCTGTTCACCCCATTCACCGTTTTCGGTCGCAGATTGAGTTGCCGGCACAGAAATAAAGCGCACCGGCGCACCATTCATTGAAGGAAGGATCAGCATCACGCCCTGACCGGCTGCAAGATCCTGATAAAGTTCATGGGCCGCGGTAGTAAAACCGCCTGAAATCATTGCTGCACGCACCACATCGGATATAAGTTGAAGTCGTTCATTTATGGCAAGACGTTCATTTTCATCGATCACAAGTGGACCGGCTTTGATCACAAACCATTTTTGAAATGGTGGCGTAAGATCAGTCTGTAAGCGGTTGGCAAATCGGGCAGTCGCAGAAATGGCCGTACTGTCAAACACGCCGCTCATCCTATCCTCTGGTGTGTCAAACACATTGCGGTTAGGCATGGCATATTTATAAATTTCACGAATTTCAACGCTGTCCGGTTTTTGGCTATTAAAGGCGGACTTGGCCCGTTTGATCATCTTTTGACCATCGGCGGTTATTTTTATTTCTTTAGTAGCCATAATTTATCCCTTAACGAATTCTGGTTCTTGGACCACGGAAAGTTTTATCAGCGGGAGTGGCGCGCCCGCCGCCTGTCGTAGTTTTTGTGGTGGATGGCCCTAGAAAGGATAACAATTGACGACCAATTTTGCGAGCACGGCCAGTTGTGCGGCTTGGCCCCCGCGCAAGGAGTTCCGCCTCTGTCTGCTCCTCGTCGGATCTTTGTTTTGCCTGTGCGGCTTGCTCCGCTTCGGTCGGCCCTTCCGGCTTGTTTTTAAATAATATTCCTAATGGATCGAATGCGCCTTTTACAAATTTAACCATTATAAACCTTCAAATTCCCATTCTTCAAACTGAATGTCATTAATTTTAAGCTTCGAACTATAATGGAATTTGCAAAGCTTTGCAAACTTCTTAAATTTTTCATTATCTGCATCAAGCATTGTTCGCGCCGAAGTATAACCACCAACCAGCATCAGCCCTTTGATAAATCGCGGTAGATGTGTCAAAAGACTTTTTGCATATTTTGGCATATGAACAGTCGGATAAAACCAGATATCAGCAACATTAATCGCCGCATATGAAGTACATAATCCAGCCATACATAACGGAAGATCAAAACCTTGAGTAATATTATGGCCATCATATTCCGCAAAAATAGCGTTTATCGAAAGAGCGTGACCATCCTTGACCTGCTTCAAAATCAAACTTTGTTCTTTTTTTAACTCTACCCGATCAAAAATATCATGATTAAGAAAATCATATTCAATCACCATTTCCGGTCGTGCCACTTTCGCTATAATCCTGACATTATACATTAATTTTAACTTTCTTATTGACAAAATCAATAACATCCTGAACAGTTTTTACACTATCAAAATCAACTATAGCAATATATATATCAAATTCTTCTTCAAGTTCCATTGACAATTCAACAAAATCTAGGCTATCAGCATCAAGATCTTCAAGCAATCGCTGATCATTTCCAATAACTTCTAAATTAAGCTGCTCCTTTAGCACCATATAAACACGACCGGAAATATTTTCTGTATTATTCGCCACCTTTATCTTCCTTTCTCAAGCTGCCCGGACCAAGCACAGAAAGCAAAGCTTTATCCTTTGCCTGCTTCTGATCCGGATTTAATTTTTCAATTTTCTTACCAACATCAATTTTAAAAAACGCCACATCATTGATCGTTTTTAAATGAATTGTCGGCATTCCGTCATTTTTAAGCCGAAAATAATCAGCTTCACACATATGCAGATTGCCTGCATCATCTACCCAGGCATCATTCGTCCAAGACACATTCGTATGAACCACCAGCCCCGGCAGATTTTCCGGCGCGGCTTCAAAAACCGTCTTAAGCATTTCAAACACCTGGACGATCCGCGGCTTCTCAGGTTGAAGCAACATACTGCCAGGATATTTAATATACTTTCCGTTAATCATTATTATTTTCCGTATGTTGAAGTTTCAAACAATTGGCATATTTCAGGGACAGAAACTCTAATCCCTCTACCAGTGGCCAAACCCAGGAAATATTTTATATTTGGTATTTGATCATCATATTCTTCTTTTCTGATAATAGTACAATCAAAACCATATAAAGCAATTTCATCAGCACCGGCAATAATTGCCTCAACAATCATATAAGCGAGTGAAGATTTAAAACCTTCGTTTGGACTTATAAACTTATAACTTTCACGCGGCCTTTTCACATGATTATTTTCCATAAATGAAATATAATCATCATTCCAATCCTCATTATGACATTCCCATAATACATTAAATCTCCGCTCAAAACCATAATGATGTTGAAACTCAAATTCTCTTAGGCTTAAGCCCCACTTCTGCCATTCAGGATCGTTAAAAGGAGCATGACCACGTGTCAAATGTCCATTACCAACAATTGCTATTTTCATTTAATACTCTCCTAACGCCTTGTTAAACTCGATTTCGCAACTCGCATTTTATTAGATCCCATTTTTTTCTGTCGCCCTTTAAGCGCCATATGCTCACCGCCGCCACACAACAGATATTGCAACGCCTCACAAATATGACTTTGAAATGTTTTTTCTGGCACATCATGATAAATATCAGTGCTTCCACTTTTTGCAATGCGCTTATATCTGTAACCAGAATTCATGCCTTTTCTTAAAACTTTACAGGTTGGTGAAAAAATAATACCCGGCTTGCCATCCACCAGCCTCGTGAGTGGCCGGCGCACGGCCTCAAAACGATCGGTAAGATTATTACCCGGAATAGGTGACGGCTTTAATGGATATGCCGTTGTCGCCTTAACAATATCAAGCCAGCATGTTTCATCATGATCTGAACCAAGGGCCGCGGCTGGATCAGCCCAATGCGCACCTAAATTATGATTGGGAAAATGTTTTGCGACAAAAGGCATCAATGCCTTACCAAAAGTTTGCGCGCCCATATCCAGGCCACAAAATTCATTCAATATGCGCCAGCGACCATCGCCTAATTGCTGACCAAATATCGCGGCCGGTGTGCGGCCCTGGTCATAACCAACATGAATTGGCAATCCTGCAATTGGCAATAACGGCGTATTTGCCACATGGATCACATCATTAAATTCAGGGAATACCGGCTTGCCATCACGGCTATAGCCAAACAGATTATGAATAAAACGGCGGATATACCATTCTTCCTGGCCCGACATTTGTTTTTCATAATAATCAGGCGGAAGATTTTGAATATTTTCAGCGCCTTGCTCTAATCCGCCCGGCTGCCTGTAAAATGTGTATGTATCAGGTAAATTTTCAATAAAGGTGTCATAGGTCCAGTTTTCCTCATCCGGCGCATTCATGTCACACCACACACCATACCAGGACGGTCCGCCATCAAGCTTTCGTGGGTAACGGCCCACGCGACCACGAACATAAGTTAATACATCTTTTGACAAAGTATCAGCTTCATTCAGATATGCACCCGTTCCTTGCCAGCCACGCATGGCCGCTTCAATAGTTTGTTCACCTAATCCGATAAATTCTACAGCCATATGAACAATATCAACAGGCTGGCCCTTCGGCGCTATATTAAATCTAATCGTATGAACCGCAGGCTCATTGCCGCCGCCGACCCATGTACCAAGAGTTTTCGGCATCCATTCAAGCCATGAGGGAATTGTGGTTTTTTTCAGATTTCGGTAAGTATCGCGGATCACAC